CCAGGAAGTCGACTGCAGCCGCTCCGCCGTCGGGCTCTATGTCCATGATCTTCACCAGTCCGCGGTGGTCCGCCGATCTGTCACACTCGGCGGGGCTTATGGTCACCGGCGGAAGGATCTGTCTGGCGAAGGAATCTTCCCTTATCTTCGTCCTGAGAAACAGGCTGGTGGCTAGTGCCACTTCCTCCCTATCCTCGGCCGTTTTCAACATATCTACGAATCGTGCATTGAGTACATCTATACCCATTGGCATGTCTTAATCCCTCCTTGTTCTCGTTTCAGGCCGGTTTAGAGGAGATTTACTCTCAAGCCTGTATTGGTAACCCCGCTGGTGATTACTTCCTCCACTACCCCGACACTGTGGGCGTGGGAGTCACCGTCGAACTCGATCAGTTTCCCATCCGTCCCCACCGTCAGAACGTCGCCCGCGGCGGCGCTCGCCAGGTACGTGGCGTCCACCTGCGTGGTCTCGATTCTGGTCCTGCCCAGGAGCAGGGTGTAGGAGTTGGCCGCGGCCACCGAGGGGTCTTCGACGTCGGACACGACCATATAGAAAGGTCCGGTACCGGCCGCGTCAGGCAGCGCCGCTTTTCCACCGGATATGATTACGAACATACCTCCCTCTATAGTTTCATCCGCATCGGCTATCTGTTTGGAAAAAACCTGTACATTATTGAATCCGTGTAGCAGTGTGAATGCCATGTTAGACTACACCTCCGTATCGTCGTTCTATCAGGGCTATTACCTGATTTTCTTCTTCTGCTGTTCGTTCGGGGAGACCCTCCAGGGTCCCCACCTCAAGAAGGTCCATTTTAGCTTCCTTACTCAAGGTCTGGTGCTTGTCGCTTTTTGGCTCCTCCGGGTCCGGGGCCGTAGCGGCCGCTGTTTTTTCGCCGGAGTGTCTTTTGTATTCTTCATAGGCTTTGAGCTGTTCCTCGTAAAGCCTGTCCTGCTGTTTTTGCGCCTTGGCCTGGTCCACGAAACTCTTCAACATCATGAAGGTGAGAGCCGCGGACCCCACGGCACCGGCAACGTCCATACCGACCTTACCGTAGTTCTTCGTTTTTTCCAGTGCGATCTTCCAGCCTGGTTGGGGTCCGGTGCTACCACTACTACTACCACCACCGCCACCGCTGGACAGTATCTTCTTTATCTGCCCTTTCGGGTACGAACGTATCCTGGCACCCTGAATCAGCTGGTTGTTAGGGGCTGGGACAAACCCCTGTGGAGTGCGTACATAGGTTCTGGCCACCTTCTCCATGGAAGCCAGCTTACTCATGATTGCAAGACCAACGCGGCTTATAGGGGTTCCGAATTCTGCCATACGAGATGCCCCCCTTTCACCCACGCACTTACTGTCCGGCCACAGCGTTAGAAATGGTCGGATTGGGTACTCCAACTACCTGTTGCATGGCTCCCTCGATGATGTTGGCTACTTCGGGATCGGCGGCTACCCTTAACAGCTGATCCTTCGGCATGTTGGAAGCGAACTGCACTATCTGCACCGGGGTCATGGCCTTCAGTGTAGCCAGGACTTCCGCCGTGCCGGCGACTTCCAGGGCCAGTGGCTGTGTGGCTATCTGCTGCGGCGCCACTGTCTGGGCGTCCACTCCCGCCGCGGTCGGCGCGAGGGTAGCGTGGGGAATGTCCATGGTGCCCGGAGCCGCCATTACCGGAGCCACTGCAGGGGGTACCTGTTCTTCCGCGGCTTCCGCGGCCATCTTCGTCATCTGTTCCTGCAAGCCGTCGGCAAACCCTATGCCGAACGTTCTACCCAGGTTGTAAATCTCCAGGGTCTCGGCTATCTTCTCCATACCTGCGGTTTTCTCCGTCGTGGGGACGGGTGCAGCCGTCTTCTCGAGTTCACTGTTGTCGGTCATTCTCTGTATGAGATCCTTTACCGTGAAACCTCTGTCTTTCTCTCCCATATGTGGGCTACCTCCTCATTTTTTCGGTTTAAACGTTAAGAAGGTTTTTAACGTTTTTCTGGATCTGGGCCAGATGAGCGCGGTCAGACCTGCGCCCACCAGGTTTGGGTGCTTACCTAGCGCATCGAGTATTTCCGAGGGCCGTTCTCCTCGTTCCAGTTTTTCAAGGTTCTGCTTTCTGACAGCCGCCCCGATCAAGTGTCCACCGAGCATACCGGTTATAGCGCTTCCTACGAAGTTAGCGGCTGTTTTGTCGAAAAAAACGCCTGCCATGGGTCCGGTGGCTCTAGCCTTCGCCTGTTCCCCCAGGGCCTGCAAGTACATATCGTAAGGGGATAGTTTTTCTGATTCCTGTTTCGTGCTCAACAGCGGCACTCCCAGTTTGGATAACAGCGCCAGCATGAAGAGAGACCCCATGTCCAGCAGGGCGGCTTCCTTCACGAACACCTCCGGAAGCACCTCCCGGTAAGTCGTGTACAGCGCACCGTAAGTTTCCGACAGACTGCCCACCTTCAACAGCGGGACACCGTCTATCCCCAGCCGGTACACCACGAATGGATAATGGTACGAACGTCGGCACAACCACGGAGCCAGCAGAGACATTATTCCGGGGTGCCTTACGGGTTCCCTCGGGGTCAGCAGCTCCTGCAGGTAGGCCGGAGACATGTAGTCCAGGTCGTCCGGCGCCAGGTGCAACATCTCCCGGGGCTTCAACTGGATGCCCATATAAGTGGCCGTTCCCACTACGTCACTCAACGGGTAGTTCTTTAACCTGTCTAGTGTGTCTTCACCCAGAGGGGAGTCCTGCTCATATAGGGCGTCCATCAGGTTTGAAGCGCTGCTGTCGGCTTTAACCGGAAACGCTTCCACTTCCTTCTCGATCTCGGCCTCTTTCTCTCCGGCCGTTTTGGCATTTTCCAGGTTTCCGGACAGCATGGCAATTTTTAACAGCGCTTTCGCCGTGGGCTCGGCACCTACGGCCACAACAGACAGGTCGAAAAAGCTAGGGTCGTGGTTTATGGCGTATACCTGCCTGCCGTCCGGCAAGATCTGTCCCATTCTGTATTTCAGATGGTCGCAGTACTCGGCGCGGGTCCGGGCCCTGTTGTGACAGATGCTGCACTCGTCGAAAGGCACCCTGGTACCCATAGAAACATCGGGAAGTTCGCCGGCCTCGACCTTTTTCACCAGGTCCGGGGCAAGTTCCTTGCGGAAACTTATTATAAGCTCGACCCGGTGCATAACGTGGTTGTAGGCCGCCAGTATCACATCCCCTATCGCCTTGTTCGGATCCTTGTTCTGGTGTTGCCGGTATATCCGGGCGTCACCGAACGTTCTGTAGTTTTTCAGAAGAGATGCTTCCGGGAAGTAGTCGCCGTTCCTGTTGGCTCCCCAGTATTCTCCAGCCCCGAGACCGACTACTAGAAGATACATGGAGCCATCCGTTGCCTTACCGGAGGACATCCGTGACAGAGCTCCTGCTATCTCCGGTGCAAGATCACTCGCGGCCGCATGTTTTGTCACGCCGCGGACGCTCGGGTCCAGAAACAACAACAACTCCGTGTCAATCAGAGACAGGGAGAGCATCTTTTCGATCATCAGTTATCACCACCGAGGCCCAAAAGGGTCTTGTTTATTTTCCCCTGTTCGTGGATCATGGTTTATCATCGTCGAAACCCAAAAGGGTCTTGTTTATTTTCCCCAGCTCGTGGACCATGGTTGGGTCCAGTCCGCCGTACAGCATTATTTTGTTTATTATGCTTTCCACCAGGATCGGATCGTCGAACATTTTTGGGGCGACCTTCATCAGCGCCCGACCATACAACAACACCTGGTCGTCGTCCCACTCCGGGTGGTTCCTGTTCACTATCTCCAGAGTGTGTTCCAGCTTCTGCTGCAACCTGGGGTCCAGCGGGCGTGCCAGTCCGGGTCCTACCCTGTTCTTCAGCATGTAGGAAGCCAGATCGTTGAACACATTCAAAAATGGAGATTTATCTTCAGTACCCGCTGTCATTGCACACCTCCAATCACTTTTTGGACGATATCAGCGCATTCAGGAACGGGGCGTTCGTTTTCAGGCCGGCCGTTTTCTCCTCTTTCTCTTCCTCTTCCTTCTCTTCCTTCTCCTCTTTCTCTTCCTCTTTCTTTTCCTCTTTCTTTTCGTCTGCGTCCTCTTCCTCTTCTTCTTTCGGGTCCTCGTCGGCGGCTTCTTTCGTGTTGGCCACAAACTCTTCGGCCTTCATCTCGGCTGCCAGCTTGAGCAGGTTGCCCGCCTGATAAATCAGATCCTCGGCAGTGGTAACTTCTTCAGGGTTGTATCCGGCCTGTTTTATGAGGTCTCCGGCGTACTCTTCCTGAGCGTACTGAAGCAGGGAGTCGGCTATAAGGTTGATATTGTCAATATCCGAAGCCATTTTTCCCAGTGCAGCTATCTTCTCCATATCCGGCATTCCATTACCTCCTTATTATCCTAAACGGAACATGCTCTGTTCCTTCTTCTCTTCTTTCTTGTCTTTGTCCATTAACAGTGCTCCGGCCGCCACTCCAGCCCCAGCCAGCGCCACCCCCTTGCCCCAGCGTGGTGTGGCCGCCCAGGTCTGTTTCAGACTCTGGCCAAAAGTTGGGTTTTTGAACCCTTTCACCTGGGCCTCCAGAGTTTCTTTGGCCACCTGCGTTTCACCCAGTGTGGCCTCGGTCTGCTTGAGTTTCTCTGCCCACTCAGTCTCTTTAGCGGTGCGCTCCGCCCGCTCCTTGCCGAGGGTGTCTTCCAGGTTCTTTACCCTAGGGTCTACCTGCTTACTTGAGGAGTTGTTGTCCATAGAGATGGTTGACCCTTTCCCCTTCTTACCCAGCCGTTTGGCATAGCGGGTGGGTTTTTTTAGGTCAACCAGTGCCCCCGATCGTTCCCCTTTTATTAGGATTTTTTTGACATACCTAGGCAGCTTATCTTTGTCTCCTATAAGTTTCTCCGCTATGTCAACCTCTCCATAGTTGCGTCTCCCAACAATCGCTGGAAGACGTTTGAACCCCGGGGCCGGCGTACCACCAACCTCCACGGTGGTGTCGATTTCTACTTTCTTTAGGCCTATATCGGTAAATCTAGTTAGCTGCCCAGGTGCTTTAGGAAGTTTGGTTGATGGTGATGTCCCAAAAAAATTCTTTAATCCCATTTTGGCTTTATCGTACAGCCCCCTGAAGGAAAAGGCCATCTTGACCATGCCGTCCGAACCGGTGAGGGTAACGGGGGATAGCTCGGCGAACTTCAGGTTTCCCCGGAGCATGTCGGGGTCCTGTTTAACGGACACCTCTTTAGGGGCTCCCTGTATCAGGTCCTTGCCCATAGACACGACGGTCAGGGGCATGAATAGCTTGCCCAACAGGTTCATCGCCTTGCCTCCAACATTCCACGCAGCCTTCAGGGCGGTACCCACGGAGGCGTCTTTTTCCAGTATAACCTTATACATCCACATCACCTTCCAGAGACCTGTCTATGTAGTAGTCCGGGAACAGTTCCCTGACCTGCCCCAGCTCCACCAGCAGCTCGGCTTTCTTCGCCATCGCGGCACGGTAATCGCCGGCATATCGATTCAGGGTGCCGATCTCTTCCGCTATTTTTTCCAGAGGTTCCTGCGACATGGCGAAATAGGGATCGTACTCTCCAAACTTCAACATTGACTGGTTCACATCTACCATCTGTTTCAGCTTCCCTTCACGGAACAGGGAGTTGACCACGTTCTGCACAACAGGCAGCGCCTTCTCTTTCAGGAACGCCGGCAGTTTCGCAAAAACCCCTCCCACGATGTGGGCCGCAGACATTCCGGCGCGGACCAGCTGCTCGAACAGTTTCTTTATAGCATCCAGCTTCATTCCAGACATCAGAGCTGCGGTCTTCTCTTCGGCCCGGGCCATTCTGATACCGTGCAACAGTTTCTCGATAGCCCGCTCGTTGGGTCTGAAGCTCTTACCGTCCACGATAACGTAAATCTCCCGTATCTTGCCTTCCGGCGGCAGTACTGTTTCGGCCTCGGGCATCACTACGGGAGCTTCGGGGCACATATCCGGGTCGGGGAGGTCCGCCGGGGTGTAGAATCGGGAGGTAGTCGGCGTCCTCTCGACCGGAAGCTCCGTTAAACTTACTCCTTTTAAATTATAAGCGGTGTCCGACATCCCCGCAGGGACCCCCTCTATGGTGGCCAGAATTCTATGTATGTCCGCTACTGGAAATGAAAACGTCTTGTCGTCGTTACCTTTATACATCTTCAGGAAGGTTATCCTGTTGGCGCGTTCGGCCACACGCCGTATCTGATGAGGGTTCAGCTGGTAGGCGACGGCCAGGTCGGCCACGGCCCTGCTCAAATCCCTGTTGGCCCCTATGTATTCATTGGCCGCCTTTAACGCCAGCTCCTCTATTAAAGCCACTTCGTTAGACATGGTGGCACCTCCGTTTCAATGTTCTTGCCCTTCTTTCTTTTTATCTGAAATTATTTTCACACCCTTCAGCGCCCCGCCGACGGCCACGGTCGCCCCGGCCACCGTGCCTCCTGTGGTTGCCATGCTGCGTAATCTACTCTGCACATTGTCGGTTATCTTCATACCTTCCGTTGTGGCCACCACCTTGCCTATGGAGGTGTAGTCTATGGGCAGTATGTGCGTGAGTTTCTTTTTGCCCCCCAATGCCTTCGCCGCCGGCGCGCAGTCGGCCAGAAATGTGCTGCACACCCTGTTTTTGGTTATCGGCAGCTTCACTCCGAAGGCGTGGTGGAGTATCAGTTGCGGTGTGTTTTCGTAGCCAAACTTAACGGGCTTTCCCCGCATCTCCTTCGTTTTGCGCGACAGGTCTTTCATTATTTCCTTTCTCTGTTGTTTTGTGTATGGCATCTTCACCAGCATGAAATCGGTGACTTTCACGTCGCTCGGGTACTCCAGATACTTCCGCACATTCTTCAGACTCTGTTCAGCTACCTGGGGCTTGTGTGCGAAAAAATCCCGGAGGCCCTTTCCTTTCGTTCCTCCCCTGTGGAACTTTCCGGTATAGATCTCCGTGTGGCTGACGGGCGACCCTCCGAAAAAGCGTTCCAGCTTGCTCATGGTTATAACCGGCACCTGCTTTGGCCTGCTCCCGGTGAGGATTATGTCTCCGGGTTCCAACAGCTTCTTCACGGTTTTAGAAAAGGACTTGAAATCGGTGTATCCTTCGGGTGTGGTGCGAATGACGGTACCCCTGGGAGCCTTTCTGAACAGAGACAGCTTGCCTTCTTTAGTGAGCCCCAGTTTAGCCTCCAGCTTCTTCTTGTGGTCCCGCTTCTCGGCAGCACTAAGCGCGGCGGCTACGGTGCCTACCGTGGCGGCCGTGCCGAGGCTGACCGCACTCAAGGATCTGATCCTGGCGGCATCGACATTCATGTCCCCCAGTTCCCTGTCCACATGTATCACTTTTCCCTTTTCAGCGTAACCCATAGGAGACATGCGCTTGAAATCGATTTTTTTATTCAGCTCCTTTACCCCGGCAGGCACGGTACTGCAGACCGGCGCTTTCGTGGTGGGCAGCTTCACCCATCCGCGGGTCAGGTGAGACACTCCTATCGCGGGGTAGTTCTCCCCACCGTAGCGGACCTTCTTTTTGGCCAGACCTTCCAGGTATTTGGCCACGGCCTTCCGTTCCTTCTCCGAGTACGGCATCTGCACGGCGGCGTAATAATTCTTATCCGTGAAATTACGGAAAGTGTCTGTTTTTACGCCTTTAGAGTCTATGTGTATAAGTTTCCTGCCCTTTCCAACGTACACGGTGTGGTTGACCGGCGACCCTAAGAGCCAGCGTATAACCCTGGAAGTGGCGGACCTTGCCTTCGGGGTGGTCAGAAGGACATCACCCGGTTTCAATTGTTTCAACACGGCGTTAGGTGCCACTAATTCCCTCCGTTGTCCGTTCCCGCGACAGGTTCTGGGGCCTCCGACCCTGCTGCACCGGGTGCTTCGAGAACTTCACGTATGGTGCTCGCCATAGTGCCCAGAATATCCTGGACCGCTATGGACGGATCGGCCGCGGTCTTGACCTGGGGCTTGGTCAACCAGCTCCACTTCCCCTTCCACGTCTTGTCGGGTGGGGGGACTTGCGGTGTGGTATCCGGGACCTTCATGGTCGGGGGAATGGGGTTAACTTCCTCCAGCGGCGCTTTCGGGACGGTCGGTGTGGGCACCTTTTTCGCCTCCGGAAGTTTGTTGACCGGGTTGGCGTCCGGGCCTGTGGCCTTCGCTGCCGTGGGTTTCTTTATTTTAGGTTTACCTACTGCTCCAGACATATACAATTCCCTCCCTGCTCTATATTTCTGTTATACCACGGGCTCGAGCACCCACGCAGACAAGGGTGCATTTACTGGTACGCGCTGGTTATATCCGTGTATGGAGATATCTTTCCGACACCGACCATCGCGGCCAGATTTAG